CTGTTTGCGCTTGCGTCGGTAACGGCCTGATTCTCAGACAGCAATAATTGAGCATCAATACGTGCCATTTTATATTCCTCCTTTTTAAACAAGCTGAGATTCAGTATTCAGAATAGCTGCGCAACGCTGGAACGGAACGCCCCAGAAATTAACAACAGGTTTTCCTTCAACTGTATCAATAGCCAGCATAGTATTTTTGTCATTACGTGCAGCCTTAGCCATAAAAGCCTCAAACTGCTTATTGCAGAAGATCTGCAAATTGACATTATCAGGATTTTCAATCTGATAATAACCCTCGATCAATTTGTCGAAGATTGTAGTAGTAGCAGGATCTTTTAAATCAACATTGGCCAAACGCACAACATAACGAGGATCTTTAACTGCAAGGCCCATGGACCAATTATATTTATTGGTATGAGCAAAGAATACCTCACCTTTATCATTTGTTACTTTTTGTTTCCCCAAATATTCATGAGTAAAGCCTGCGGTGTCGCCTTCTGGGAACAAGCCGTATACCTGCTGCTCTCCAAAGCCTACAAACCATACAGAAGTCAGATTATCACCCTTGCCACCACAATCAATGATTTGGTCTGCCCAAATATCTTCCTGATTGGTCTTACTGTAAAAATAAGCGCCTAAACCAGTGAATCTTGCAGGGTTGATCTTCTCATCGCCATAGAAAAGCGTAGTCGCCATTTCTTGGTTCATTGCTTCAAGAAAAGCAGCATTCTCACTCATCATCCAAGAAGCCTGCATATTATTCTTTCGTGCAAGCTTTTCGTCGATTTCAGCCAGCGCTTCCATCTCGCCACAAGTAAAAGATACTTGCTTAGTTTTAGACTTGCTCGGCTTAGTCCCGCGGTTAATCATTCTCCACGCTACTTCCGGCAGAGAATAACGCAATGTAGCTTCCTCATAGTCCTTAGAGTTACACATTTTGAACGGCATAATTTTTAAAATCTTATTTGTTTTGCTTTGCAGTTCAATAATTCTTTGATACTTTTTGTCGAACCCTTGACGAGACGCAAAGTCTTGAAGGGTTGCGAAACCTGTCAAATCTGGCATTATTTACCACTCCTTAATATTTTTATTTGAACCCGCCGCCGGGGAAAAACAGCTCGGCGTCGCCCAGTTCCTTAGATTTAGGTGCTTGCCCATCAGGCGGTTGGTCTTCCATAAGCAAGCCTCCAATGTTTTGCAGCATTTTTTGTATTGCCGGATGATTGGCTACACCTGTATTTACAAGTACCTGCATAGCCTCACCACCGCCAAAAGTATTAACAGCTAATTTAGCAGCAGCAATGTTCTCACGAGAAATAAGCCCCTGCTTTTGACATTCAGCAGTCCAACCGTCTACAATTTCCTCCTGCTTATGCATAACGTCTAAAACTACTTTGCTATGCAAATCAATCAGCTTAGTAGCCTGCTCCTGAGTAAGCTTTGCGTCTTTAGCAATCGCTGTAAAATCAGCTTCCAGTTCAGGCGAAAGTTCCAGCCCTTCCTGTAGGTTGAACTCATATTTATCAGGAACAGCAGGCTCTTGCACAGGATCATCAAATACATTTTTAGGTGTAGTTACAGGATCACCGTCACCTGTAGGCGTTGACTCTCCACTCGGCTCACCTTCAGGAGCAGGTTCTGTTACAAACGGGTCACCGGAAGGAGCAGGTTCACCGCCTCCACCAGCACCATCTGCTTCAAAAAACATTTGTGTAAACTTATTCATGTCTTACCTCCGCTATGTCGTTATCTACTTTAAAAAGGTCATCATCTTCTAAATCAGGAGGGTGTCTAGCACTCTCTGCTTCATTACGCATCAGCATTTCCAAAGAATGTCCATCGTTCAGCATCCGGATATTCTTTAACAAATCAACGCCTACAGCACGTTTACCTGATAAGAAGGCATTGAAGTATGGCTCAGATGAAAAAACCGCTGTTTCGACCTCTGTGCTTTCCAAAATGGCATAAATAAAACGCCGTCCGTTCTCGGTCCGCATAATAACGTCCAAGTCGTCCAGCGCTTGTTGTGCAAGCATATTCATTTTTTTGTTTTTCATTAAATCCCGCCTCCCAGAAGTTGATCTAATGCATTGCCACCATTAGCAGGGGTTTCACTCATCAACCTAGCCGCATCAGCATAATCCCTAACAGCAGGCGCAGCAGCAGCCATCTGTTCAGCTTGCATTTGTTCCTGCTGTGCCTGAGCACGTTGTTTGCGAAGTTCAGCTACTTCGTTTTCATCACGCACTATCTTTTCTTTGACGCCAGTAGATTCTGCGAAACCTCGTACAGCTTCATCAAGATTGATGATATCAAGCACTTCAGGCTGAGCAGCAGCAAGATTACCAACAAATCCAACTGTACGCTCAATAGCAGGTATTTCAACCATTTTCTGGGCTTGAGCCAAGATAGAAATGAAGGATACTTTTAATTCGCTTTTGTCAATCTCCTCCGGCATAGGCGGAAACAACCCATGTCTCAAACAAATATCAAAAGTGCGAAGCGTCATAGGTTCTAAAACCTCATTGTGCATTTGCTCAAGTACCGGGGACAACATCAGGAGCTTTTCTTCATGCCGCTCTGCAATCTCACGCGCAGTCATTTGAGGTCCGTCCTGAGATGTAATCATCATAAACAAATCATTATAGAACGTTTCAGATATCGACTGCCGTTTCTCCAGAGACAATGCTCCTATGCCTTCATAGGCCTTTGCTCTTGGGTCTACAAGTGGATAAGCCTGCTGTACAGTTCCATCAGGATAAAAATTTAGTCCTCCTGGCATTCTGTCAAGCTTCTTCATTGAAGCAGGAAATGCCATCGCCGGATCTGCAGCATTATCAATAGCCCTAAGTTTATTCTTCTCAATCTTCTGCAGCTGCATACAATCGCCCAAAGCATTATGTCCAGGTCCAGAGCCATATACACCATTTGCAATCAAGGTCCAGCGTGGCATGAGGAACGGGCATTCCCTAAAACCTGATATCTTCAGGAATTTGTCATTAGCACCTTTTTCATAGTGATATGAGCGCCAGGGGAAATTGCCTAAAGCCAATTTGTTAGGATCATAATCATCATTACGCTCTATAAGCATTTCAATATCAAAGTATGTTGTGATATTTCCGTTCTTATAAGCAGATTTCACGCTTTCCGATACGTTATCAATACCATATTCTTTAACGATTTGGTCTGCGCTTAACCTGAAGCGTCTAGCGAACATATAAACTCTTCCCCTTGCATCTACACCGCCAGCATATTCACCGCAGGTGTACGGCCGCATCCATATGCCATAATTGTAGTCTTCCAGCATCAGAGAAGCCCCTGTACCAAATTGAGCCATTTCAGCCTCAATCTGCTGCAGCATATTATAAGCATTACTCTTAGAATAAATGCTGCTCATAATCTCCTGGCAATCATCTAACCACATCCTTACAGCGTGGTAATTAGCTTTTTCTTCATCTTGCAGACCAAGCTCAAACCAAGGCCTTGACGGCGATGTCAACCCGCTGTGGATACCAGCTGCACATTTACCAACTGCTTTTTGGGGATGCGGGTCTATAAGGTATTCATCACGTCTATGCCCTTCTGTGCTTTGGATATCTTCTTCAAACCTGCCCCTTGTCGGATTTATATACCGACTAAGCATCCTCCACGTTGGCTCATATTGGCTGCGCAATGTATAAAGCTGGGAGATAGTATGTTGTTTTCGTGTTAATTTATCGCTGTCACGCAGCATATCTTTGATATCCATAATCATTCTCCCAACAACATTTTCTTTACACTATCAGAGGTAAGCTGCCCACCAGTCTTATTGGTAAAGCTTCTGCCACGAGCTTTAGAGAGTTTTTCAAGCAGGCTTTGTTTCTCTCCCTCTGTCGCACTATCAATAGTGGCCGCTGCTGTACTGCCAGGTGCGCTTTGTTTTATAGGCTCAACACTGCCACCTCCACCGCCACCACCGTGTAACTGCATCATAATCTTATGCATAGTCTCACCTCCCTTCACATACCGGCAAACGGATCATAAACCCTTTGTCTATTATCAAATTGTGCTTCTGTTATCGCCTGTTCCCTGCTTACAACAGATTGAGCAAAAGTTAAAGCTAGTGCGTCTGCTCTATTAGGAGAGGGAACACCTCGCTTTTTCATAGCTTCTTTACTTTCAAGTTGTATTAACCCGCTAGTATTAGGTACTGTTTCAGGACCCATTAAATCATCCGCTAAAGTCTGGTCATCTTCTGGTATAACCCCGCCTTCTTTCAACCAATCTTTCATATTAGCCCACATCTCAGCACGTTTATTTTTGCAGTCTTGCCTGTTTGACTTCCCGCCAAAAGCAATCAGTGTCCACGATCTGCCCCATGCGTCACCAGCGCTCTTGATTCCTGTACCATATCCTAGATCAATAAACACCGCATCAGCCTTGTATTCGTCCTCGAATCTGGCTAATATGCCTGCTATTTCAATGTCGTTATCGTTCTTAGTAGTCGCAAACAGCTTTTTCGTGAATAGCCCTTGCCTAAGATAAATAACTGTTTCGTCTCCTCCTGTCCATGCAGGATCACAGGCTATAATCACAGGAGCAAATCTAAATTGCTTTTCTTGTAACGTCCTACGTCTTGCTTCATCAACTAAGGCGGTACTAATAAATTGTTTCTCACTAGCAGAAGGGAATTCGCCCTTCACGCGAATTTTAAAGAAGTCACTATCCTCGCCGTATTGCACCCGCCAACCCTCAAGTTCAGCCTTGTTACTTATCTTAACAGTTCGGCTATCAATTTGTTTACGGTTCCATAAACTTCTGTTTTTATGAAAGCAAGCATGAAAACGTCCACTACTCTGAGTAGGATTTCCAAACACACACCAAATGATTTCCGTATCAGCATCTGTCATTGCACCTTCAGCTACTTCCCAAATGATATCCGATATCTCAGAAGCTTCATCGAATATAACCAGAGTTCGCTTGCCTTGGTTATGTAAGCCCGCAAACGCTGCAGGATTACTATCATTCCATGGTATTGCATCTATACGCCATGTCTTTTCATGACCTTCTTGGTTAGAATAAATGCTTGTTGCTGAATAAGTGAATAAATCTCTTGCTACAAACAAGTAATACCATTTAGCTAACTCTGCCCAGGTTTTTGTTTTGAGTTGTGTATCTGTATTCGCCGTAACAACGCCCTTTGTATCTTCATGTGTCGATATAGCCCAC